TATTATTTTAGAAAGAGTAGTAGAAAAAAAGCTAAAAGAAGAAGTTGAGAAAAGGGGCGGGATATATTTAAAATTTGTGTCACCAAATAATAAAGGTGTTCCTGATAGAATTATAATTTGGCAAGCAGGCAGAATTGATTTTGTTGAATTAAAAAAGCCAAAGGGCGGTGTTGTTGAGCCACTTCAAAAGTGGTGGCAAGATGAATTACAGAATAGAGGGTGTAGAGCGTGCGTCATTACGGACCTAGAGGATATCAAACAATACTTACAAACCGTATCATAAAGCAATCAAAAACAGGAATATTTGTAAAAATGGGGCTTGGAAAGACCGCTGCAACTTTAGATGCAATTGGTCAGTTACTTTATGATTACATGGAGGTCTCTAAAGTTTTAGTGATCGCACCAAAGAACGTTGCAGAGAGCACGTGGGAGGATGAAATAGGTAATTGGGATATATTCTATCGACTTCGTGATAAAATAGCGTTCTGCGGAGGCACAGCAAGCAACAGGCATGTTGTAGCATTAGCAAAGAAGGATATAACCACAATAGCACGAGACAATATCAAATGGTTGGTGGAATTTTGGGGAAAAGACTGGCCATATGATATGGTAGTGATCGATGAATCTAGTTCGTTTAAAAATTCAAGCAGCGGGCGATTTAAATATTTACAGTCTGTATCGCCCTTGTTTGATCGATGTGTTTTATTATCCGGTACACCGGCAAGCAGAGGATATATAAATTTATGGAGTCAAATATATTTGCTTGATCGTGGTGAACGATTAGAAAAGTATATTACACATTTTAGAAACAAGTATTTTGACTATGATCCATATACCTACGCGTACACATTAAAATCTAGCATGGATGAGGTTATAGTGGACAAAGTAAAAGATATAACGATTGGAATGGATAATGAGGATTATTTGATTATTGAAAAGCCGGTGATAAATGACATAATTATCAGAATGGATGATGATTTATTAGCAAAGTATAAGTTGTTTGTTAAAAAATACATTCTTCCGGAGGCAAACGACACAGACATAATTGCACGCAATGCCGCGAGTTTATCAGCGAAGCTGTTACAGTTTGCATCAGGTGAAATATATGATGAGCAAAAGAAAGTTCATCACTTGCATGATTATAAAATGGACGAGTTAGAGAGAATCATAGAAGAAGCACAGGGCGAGCCTGTCTTGATCTTTTATAACTACCGCCATGAGCTGGCAAGAATACAGAAGAAATTTAAAGCCGTTTTATTAAAAGGTAAAAAGGAAATAGATAAGTGGAACAATGGAGAAATACCAATCATGATAGCGAGTCCGCAATCCTGTGGATATGGATTAAACTTGCAGCATGGAGGGCATATTGAAGTGTGGTTCAGTCCAACATTTGATCTAGAATTGTACGATCAAGCAAATGCGAGAGTAGCGAGGCCAGGACAAAAGCAAACGGTTGTTATCCACCGGATATTGATGGAGGGTACCAGAGATATGGAGGCGGTAGCAAGGCTGCAAACAAAGGGTTATACACAGCAGCAGTTTATAAATTCAATAAAAGGGGAGATTGAAAATGTATTCAGTCAAAGTAATTGTAAACAATGAGTTAGTGCATTCGGAGATCATTGCATGGAAGGGGAGGTTGAAAGAAGTTTACGATAAATTGACCAAAAGTAAGTTTAAAGGATCGTCTGTAATATATAAGCAGGTTGATGATGCAAATAGACTGCCTGTGTGGGTGCAAGATGCGAGTAAAACAGCAAGAGGCATAGATATAAGCATGTTTATGTTACAAATGCGTGGAACACACCTGCATGAGGATGTAGTGCATTCGTCAAATTCATAAACAAGGGTAAGATAAAAGGACCTAGTGTTAGATTACTAGGTCCTTATTTTTGTGGGTATTTACAGGGATGTATAAAAGAATTATAATCAGGTTATAGGAGTTGATACTAAATGGCACTAATTACAAAAGTCCCTTTGCCTAATGGTAAACCTCCACGGTGTTGGAAGTCATTAGAGGATGTGGACAATAAGATCGAAGACTTTTGGCTGTTTACCGCTGAAAAGAGGCAAGTTGCAACGATAAGCATGTTAGCGTTCTATTTAGACATAGACCGCAAAACCCTCTTAGAGTTCCTTCAGGGGGATATGTGTTTTCCTGAGGCTAATTTAACAAATGATGAACAAAAAGAGTTAATGCACATAGCGGCTACAATAAAAACAGCTGTTCGCCGTATTGAAGCAGAGTACGAACAGACGTTATTCACAAAGAATAATGTTGCAGGCCCGATCTTCTCGCTCAAGAATAATTATGGTTGGGAGGATAAGCACGTTGTTGATCAAAATATGCAAGGTGGTGTTGTGGTCAAGTGGTTAGATGATCCAATTGACGTTCCCTTGCAGGTCGTGGATAGTACCTCTGATGCCTCTCAGAGTAGCCCAATAGATATACATTCAAATGATGTATACGAGAGTAGCAACACTGACGAATTGGACAAGCTACTCAAATAAGTGCATAGGATTGTATAGGCATGCTAATAAAGATCGCTTAGATCAAGCGTGTGCAAGTCACTATTTGCCAACGTTCAAACAATCCGATAAATATATATTATCGGAACAAAGGCTCACAATCGTTGATGTACCAGGGTTCGTTACATGGTATTGATGCTCTTGCCTACGCCTTGCCAACGCGGTCATGGTCGCAAGGATAGGAGGGTCATCCTGCCCCCGGAATGTCCGGGAGGCATGATCGATTTTCCCGGGGCACCCCCTCTTTAATGACCGGGTGGCGGGGGCGTACCCCGGAAATTTCCGCCGCGCGCGCCAGGGCTATCAATTGGTGTAGAATTTATTTTTTAAACAATTACGCCCTTTTAGGGACTACCATTTTAATTTTCAATTTTTCAAAGAATCAATAGTACCTTTAAGGGATACAATATTGAATTTACTCTATATAGTAGAAGTAACGAAGATAGTTTTATAGGGTGAATGTGACATTAAATTTAGGAGGTTACAAAGTGGCAAACCAGATAATAATACCGTATAGACCTCGGAGTGACTTTAGAGGGATACACTACGCCCTTGAAACTCACAAATACGCTGTAATCGTTGCACACCGTCGATTTGGTAAGACAATTGGACTACTCAATCATATGATCAGGAAAGGTGTTCAGAACAATCTACATCAGCCTAGGTATGCATTTGTGGCACCATTTCTACGGCAAGCAAAACTAATTGCATGGGAACCATTAAAGCATTACTCTAAAGTGTTGCCTGGGTACAAGGCGAACGAGTCAGAGTTATATGTTGAGTTCATGGTGAGTGGATCGTTTTGTCGTATCTATCTGTTTGGTGCGGATAACCCTGATGCAATTCGTGGCGCGTATTGGGACGGGGTTATACTAGATGAATATGCACAGATCAAACCGGAGATATGGAGTCAGATATTTGTACCAGCTCTGTCGGATAGGAATGGTTGGGCTGTATTTTCAGGAACACCCAAAGGGCAAAATCATTTTCTTGAAATATTGCAAAAAGCGCAGAAGGCGATGGCCGAAGGAAATCCTTTATGGTGGTCAGCGATCTATAGTGCGGATACCACAAGCATATTTACCAAAGAACAGTTAGAAGAATTTGCTTCGATCATGTCAGACAGCGAGTTCCGGCAAGAGTATCTATGCGATTTTACCGCATCAAGTGATAACATCCTGATTACATTGGACAAGGTTCTTGCCGCCCAAAGAAAGATATACCTTCCACGTGATGTTATGATGAGTGCTAGAGTTATGGGAGTCGATGTGGCACGTTTTGGCGGGGATAGAAGTCCGATATGTAAGCGTCAGGGTTTGCAAGTATACCCTTTAGTAGTTTATAAGGGTATAGATAACATGGCTCTTGCTGCAAGAGTGGCAAATGAGATCGACGATTTTAAGCCAGATGCGGTGTTTGTGGACGCGGGCAGGGGCGAAGGTGTTATTGACAGATTGCATCAGTTAGGGTATAACGAGGTTATAGAGGTTAATTTCGGATCGACGGCGATTGATGATAAGCATTATGAAAATAGACGATCTGAAATGTGGGACAATGCCCGCAAATGGCTTGATTCGGGTGGAGCACTTCCGCAAGATGATGAACTTAAAACAGACCTTACGACGCCAATGTACGAGATAAACACGCGGAACCGCATGGAATTAGAGTCAAAGAAAAGCATTAAGCAGCGTTTGGGTAAATCACCCGATCTAGGAGATTCCTTTGCACTCACCTTTGCGCATCCTGTCAGAGCTAAGTCTCAAGAGGAATTATGTGCAGATAGGGGCTTTGCAAAACATGATTATAATATAAATAGCGCTTTTGTGGGAAGAGAGAATACGACAAGAAATAAAAAGAAAACATACGTGTCATGGGATACTAAAGGTTCTTATGATCCGTATAGAAGGAGACGATAATATGTGTGGTCCAGCAGCAGGACAAATATTTAGTGGTATTACAAGTATATTAGGTCTTACGTCGAAAACAGATAGCGGATCGACGAGTACAAATACTCAAACGACGGTGCCAACAACTACGGGTCAAGAAACTGCACAATCGCAGGAAGATGCTAAAAAGAAAGCAGCGTCAGCTCAAGGGTATCAGTCCACAATATTGACCGGTGGTATGGGGGACACCTCAACTGCAACAACAAATAAGAAATCACTCTTGGGGAGTTGATAGCATGGAAATAACAGATGCGGTACAGGAACGGGCTTTTGTAGATCGTTCCTTTCGGGCGTTATTCGATGAACTAGAGAAATGGAAGCCTCTGTTTTATGATGTACGGGACTTTCTAAATCCTTGGCTTGGTCAGTTCGATGAAGAGGGGTCCAATACTCAAATGCGCCATGATGAATGGCTACTTCGTACAATGCCGATTAAGTATGCACAGATTTTAGCGTCGGGCTTACAGTGGGGTATTACCTCGCCAACTAGACCATGGATTAAACTAGCGTTCCCTGACTTATCCTTGATGGATGATCCGGACGTTTTAACTTGGCTAAGTTCAGTGGAAAGTATAACGCAGGACATTCTAGCCAAAGGACATTTCTATCCGGAGAACCAACAGGCATATTTAGAACTTGGCTGTTTTGGAACAAGTGCAATGTTTATACAAGAAGATCCTGAAACCGTTATAAACTGCAAAACGTTTACAATCGGTGAGTATGCCATTGGTGTAGATGCAAAAGGAATGCCTAATTCTTTTGCACGCAATATCTATATGACCCCCCATCAGATGGCTGAAATGTTTGGGGTAGAGAATTGTCCGTCAAACGTGCAAAGATCTGTACAGGATATTCAAAACGCCAAGCCAACAAAGGTTATGCATCTTATCGTTCCGAATCCGTTTTCCGATCCTAGTATGATGGATAAGCAGCATATGCCCTATAGGGAATATTATTATTGTGCCGGTCTTGAGGCAGGAAAATATCTTCGTATTGGTGGGTATCATGAGTTCCCTGTGACAATTGCCAGATGGCAGACAAAGGGTTCTGATGTGTACGGTACGGGTCCAGGTATCTGGTCACTAGGGGATGCCAAACAGATACAGGTAATGTGGCGGGACATTGTAGAAGCCGCAGAACTTACCGTTAAACCGCCACTTCAAGCGCCATCCGACATTTTAGCAAACGGCGGTGTTAATATGCTACCCGCTGCAGCAAATTATTATAATCCTTCTTCCGGAAGTGACGGAGGAATCAAACCGGTATTCGAGGTTAAGTTAGATTACCAGGGTGCACTTGCCATTCAGCAGGCGATAGAAGAATGTATCAAGGCTCACTTTAATACTTCAGTATTTCAGCTACTTTCGGATATGGATAAAGGGACAAGAACTGCCCGGGAAATTGTAGAACTATCCGCTGAAAAAATGTCGCAGATGGGACCACTCGTCGATCGTATGGAAACAGATGTACTCCCTCAGATTGTAGAACGAGTTTTGGCAATTGGCTTTAGAAATAATGTATACCCTCCTGCACCTAGGATTGTGCAGGGGATGACTATGCAGATATCTTATATTTCTATATTGTCTCAAGCGCAAAAGCAGTCTGCGATTACACCAATCATCGATACGGTGAATACAGTTATTAGCATGGCAACTGAAACGCAATTACCCGAAATACTGGATAAGTTAAACTTTGATGAGATTACAGATCAACTTAGCCGATTAAATGGAGTACCACCGGCGATTGTTAAATCAGACAAAGAAGTGGCCGCAATCCGACAGGCACGCGCGCAGCAGCAACAGGCAATGAATCAGGCGCAGATGATATCGCAAGGGGCACAGGTCGCTAAGACTGCCTCTCAAGCAGACCTAAGCGGGAACAATGCATTAACGCAAGTACTAGGCGGACCTACAGGAGGCTTGACAAATCCATGAGAGATGCAAACGAAATTATAAGAGACCATATAAGAGATAAACTTGCAGGACAATATAAGATAGATCTGCAGGCAGTTATGAATACTCCTGAGGGTAGACGCGTATTTAGTTACCTTCTCATGGATTGTGGTTACCGTGAATCACTTCCGCAAGGAAACAGTAAGGACATATTCAATGCCGGACGTAGGGCGGTTGCCGTGGCTCTTACGTTTGCCTGCGATTCTATATCAGATAAAGGTGATTTAACAGGTCTTAATCTTAGGCAACTAGCAGAGAGAGAATATTTTTCATATCAGATTGGATTAAAAGAAGAGGTCATGTTAGAAATGGACCAGAAACAACACCAGGCAGAAGCATTAAAAGAACGAATTGAACAAAAAGGGAGGAAAAAATAATGCCACTTAAAAAAGGGTCATCCCAAAAGACGGTATCAAGTAATATAAAAACCGAAATGAGAGCGGGTAAGCCACAAAAGCAAGCGGTCGCTATTGCACTTAGTAAGGCAGGAAAAAGTAATAAATCAAACGGTAAGTGATTGACAAATGATTACAAACAAACTAAAATTAGTACCAGATACTATAGGGAGGTATTAAGTAAATGACAATGCAGTGTAACAGCGAATTTAGTCAACCAGAATTTAATCTGCAATTATTTGCGGATGAAGTATCCCCCACGGGTACAGAAGGTATACCACCTGCAGCAGAAACGGCTATTACAACCGCTCCTATTACGCCAGTGGTTAATCCTAATCCATTGTTTAGCCAAGAGGCAGCAACAGAGGCTATTACATCACCTGCAACAGCGGACACAACAGCAGAAACAGATAAACCGCCAGTAACTGATGTAGTAACACCGCCGGTTACAATCGATTATAAGATAAATGTCCCCGAAGGGTATAACGCGCCTACTGAGGACTTTATATCTTTTGCTAAAGAAAACGGTTTATCGAATGAAACTGCGCAAGCGGCTGTTGATTTTTATATTAATAAAGTAGTTCCTACTCAGCAGAAAGCAGTTACCGATCAGGTTACAACATGGGAAGCAGAAACAAAGAAAACATACGGTGATGCGGGGATAGAAATTGCAAAGAAAGCGGTCAATACCTTTGCCACACCAGAATTGATTGAAATTCTTAATCAATCCGGGTTAGGTAATCATCCACAAATTGTGGGGTTATTCAAATCAATTGGCGAAAAGATCAGTGAGTCAACACTGGTTAACGGAACAGCAAGTCAGATTATGAAAGATAAGGCGTCCCTATTATTCGGGACCAAATAGGAGGTATTAATATGTCAAAAGACTTCAACTTTGATATGCAACTATTCGCTACGTCAGCGGGTAACGCCACAAC